AGAATAACTATCGTATGCCTTTTGTAGCAGTTCTCCCAGAATTGTAGCTAGCTGCTGTTTTGTAACTTTTGCCACGTCATTCCCTTTTACAACCAACGCATAATCAAAATCCGTCAACTGCGATACTTGATTTAATTTTTTGTCTGCCATAATCGTATTTTTTTTAATTATTTATTACTACTTGATTTTCTACCACTTGAACATATCCACCCGAAACAAGATTTTCCAAGTCGAATGCCATACCTATTCCGCTGTCACGGATACAGAGATAAAGAACCTCCTTATCGGTGTAATACTTGCCTTCTTCCAGCACCATGTTATGTACCCAAGGTATAGGATCATCCAGTGTGCCGGAGTGCTCTATCTGCACAACCTTGTACAAGGATTCCGTACCCGTTCCCGGCTTCCAGTCCTCCTGCGGTGTATGTTTCTGTATAACCTCATAGAGCGTGCTGCCATAGCGGAAGCGGAACTGCACATCAACCTCTGTACCTATCAGATCCTCCCATAAGGGAAAGTACTCTTTCTTCGCCAATGCTTCCTCTACAGTAAGCCCGGCATTGTTAATGTTTGCCGCAATATCGTTTAATAGTGTATCCACACGATCAAGTGCTTCAACATCTATCGCTTCCGTATCGATGAAGGACGCTTCGGCAATCATCTGCTCCTTCTGCTTTGATGTGATTTCTTTCCACATAGCCACATCCTCAGGACTGTTTATCAATACCTGATTCTCAAATCTTCGTTCCGACAGAGGCATATCTTCGGCCTGTGTCAGATAGCAATCATAACCTGCTTGTAATATCATATCGTTTACTCAATTAAATCCATACGTGTTATATACCAATGGTTGTTAAAGGCCTTCATCTCCAAAACATAAGGCCTTGCCATCTGAATTTCTGTTTTGTTATTGTAAGCTCCCACCAGTCCGCAGAAATAGTTCGTAGCCTTGTATTTATCCGGGTTCTTGGCCACCCTTGATGTCATATCAACCACAAACTCCAGTTTCAATCCGTTCCATGATGACGCAGGAGGAAGAGTTATGGTTCCGCCCAAACCGTCAGCAGAGAAGAACGTAGATCCCTGAGTAGACGGATTCACGGTCATATTGCCTTCCGAATCAGCTAGACTATCCATATCGCTTCCCGGTGAGTAGAGAAGAGTGGCGGTTACCGTACCCCCGATATTCGCCTTCGTTGCGACAAGATTTCCATTCTGATCCACACGGAACGGAGCGTTTCCCGGAACCTTACCTCCAGCCCATATCCTTATAGGTGTTGTACCAGCTTCCTTGCTGCTTCCTCCTGTAAGACCGGCTACGACATTATTATTCGAATCCTTTATCAATAACTCATTGCCTTGGACGAAATTAAGACTGGCATTCTTGGCTATTATTAGGCTGGTATAAATAGGACCAACATTGCTTAATTCCGTCCAATAGGTGGTATTGGTATAGGTTATAGAAGATGAGGATGTATGCGTCTTGATACACTTATACACATCCCATCCGTCTACCGCGCTATTATTCCTTACCATCACGATATCAATATATCTCGTGCCACTTGTAAGGTCCTCGTCATTCCTGTACGTCACGCCGGACGCCCACTCGGAAGACCGTATAATACATCCCTGTATTCCTTGTATACCCTGTTCACCGGGCTTCCCGTCTTTTCCATCCTCGCCATCCTTACCATCCGTTCCGTCTTTGCCCGGCTCACCTTTCTCTGCCCATACATCGTATTCGGCAGTGTTCACCTCACCCGTCAGGCAGTATCCGCCATCATTGAAAGTAAACCGGTTGCCGGCATTGTCTGTCCAGCACCATAAGGGAGGATTGGTAGTGGATGCCTTGGCTACATAAGAGCCGCCACCCATCGAAACGACACCCATCTTGGGTACAACCATACCAGTCCTAAACTGCCCCATCTGGGTGTAACCGTCACCCTTGTCACCTTTGATTTTTATCGGTGTACCCCATGCTCCGTCAGATGCGGACGCAGCAACCTTCTGCGACATCCATATGGCGGCACTTGTCGCATTTGTATGCCATCCTCCAGTAGTACCGTTCCCGGTAGGTACAGAAGGTTGGGAAGTGCTGTCATTATAAGTTATAAACACGCTCAATCCGTCAGAACCTGCTGCACCATCAGCACCGTCCGATCCGTCCACAACCATCAATGCCCATGCTGTTCCGTTCCATATATATACACGACCATTATTGGTATCCCGGTATGCCCAGTTGGTCTGAGGATTGGAAGGAGGTGTTTGGAGATCTCCTTTCCATACAATACTCAATCCGTCTTTCCCGTTCTTCCCATCAATTCCGTCAATAGTCATCTGATACCACTGTCCATCCTGATATACATATGATTTCTTATCAGTGGTATTCTTGTATGCCCACCCGTTCTGAGGATTGGAAGGAGCGGAGGAAAAATCACCTTTCCAAATGATGCTCGTTCCGGCTACGCCCTCAGCACCGTCAGCACCATCAAATCCGTACTTCGCCCAAAGGGCAGGAGCACTGAATTTACTCCATATACCGTTTTTCTTCTCCCTCTCACTGATCCACTCATAAGGCAGAGAGCTGGAAACACCTATAGGATCATCATGCCAGCCGGAAGGCACATAATCGTCCGTCTGTGACGTGGAAGGAGTGGCAGGTTTACTCTCTGTTGTAGTATGGATGAATACCCTCTCATAACTGGTACCATCGCTTCCGTCCTTTCCGCTTTGAACCAAAAGTTCATATTCATCGGTATTTATCTCACCCGTCAGCACATATCCGCCATCATTGTAAGTAAACCGGTTGCCGGCATTGTCCGTCCAGCACCACAATGGAGGATTGGTAGTGGATACTTTAGAAAGAAACGAACTTCCTCCCATTGTAACGATACTCATTTTGGGAACAACCAAGCCGGAATACCACGGACCGCTATTGGTCACGCTCACACCGTCCTTTCCCGGTGCCCCCGGTGCTCCCGTATCACCTTTAGAAGCAATCTCCAGCCAATCGCCGTTAGATCCCGGTGCAGCAGACGAACCATCCTCATTGATACACGCCCACATGCTTCCGTTATAAGACAAGCTATCGTAGTAATCGTAATGTACGCCAGGTATATAGCCTTCCTCACGGAAATTCAAAGTCTGTACAGGTGTTCCGTCTGGCTTTATCTGCTTGATAATACCTGTCATATATATATTATTCAGATACATGGAATAACCGTCCATGTTCAGTCCGAATATATTCAGATTGGAAAGGTCGCCATATTGTAGGGCAACATTGGCGGCGGAGATCTCCCATGTATTCTGTTTCCACAACATACGGGTGTAAGTCCTTGTTTCGTAGACTGAAGTCTGGCGCTCCGTATTAGTGAAACTACCGTATGCCACGAAAGTCATCATCTCAAAAGGGTCGAAAGAAGAAGAGTACGATGAAGAAGTGGGGCGCAACTGGTACTTGAATGTTTCGTTTCTTTCACCCGTAACTTCCGTAATCGTGAAATATACTGTACAGAATCCGGCAAAACGTCTGTTGCCCTTTCCATCGTCGTAATCCTCCGTAGCGTTCCCGGTGATGTTATGATAGATACCCATACAGATATCGCCTACTGCGACAGCACCAATCTCACCATCTTCCAGCTTAAGTGTACATGTCTTGGTCCCTGTATCTACTGTTTCTATAATGCCGGCTCCGGGCGCACGCCACTTGTCACCCAGCGTGACCATCACACGATTGTATCTTAATTCGGGAACTTCGAGAAACCGGCGGATAAACATGCTCTCAAACTCCCCATGCCCTGTATCGAATATCTTGGCTCCGAATCCGGTTAAGCCGCTTGCAAAACCATTCTTTCCGAAAACAGCACCGGCAAACATACTGAGAAGAAATTTAGTGGAATCCGCCACGTCCTTCCGCACGAATATCTCTTTCAGCTTCTCCGCACTGTTCTCTATCTCAGTCATTACACGCAATGCGCTCATCACATCCTCATCGGTGTAGGTGACATCCTTGTCACCCTGCTTTACGATGCGGTTTATCAGATTCCCGGCTATCTTAAGACCTTTGAGGTAATTAATGATCCCTTGCGCATCATCATCGTTCAATGCGGAAAGGAACCAGTTTTGTACAGGCGTGTCCTTATCCAGTGTGTATGCGGAGTTGGCGTGATCGGCGTTGGTGACATCTCCCCCTCCGCCACCACTGCCGCCACCGCCGTTCTGCTTTATCTCTTCAACCTCAATGGAGATCTTACTAAAGTTGCTGTTGATGCGGTCTGCCGTTTCGCTCCAAGTTCCTGTTTTGTTTATTGTATTAAGCTCCATATATCCTGTTCCACTTTTACCATTCCGCATCCGGATGCACTTCAACGGACAGATGGTTCATTATTCTGATGATTAATTCTCGTATCATAAGTATGTTTCACTATTTAAGTTGGTCCATTATTACAATTTCCCAAATTATTCTACAAACTATTTATATACATACCTAATCCTCTTCCTATTTTCCTTCCTCCTATTTCGTTTGGATGCAGTGTCCCATCATTCATATATACTTCTACTTGATCAATAGTCCAGCCGTTTGAATGAAAGTCGTAATAAGGAACCCCAAACATCTCATGAATTTCCCTCATAGCTTTAGCAATCAAATTCATATTCATACCATTTCGCAAGAGAGGTGGAGTACAAGGTTGAGAACCATAAGGTAATCTTTCCGGCTGAGAGCATAAAACGACTGTTATTCCCTTGTTCCAATTGTGTATGATATTAACGCAAGTCATTATGGCTGCATACAGACTTTGTGGAGTTCTTCCCTCTTTAATATCTTCTTCTGTTAAGACTTTGTAACTAGTATCTATGCTATCATCCTTAACATAATATCCGGCCTCATTCAATTTAAGAATCGGTACTCTTAATTCAGCATATTCATTCTTTATGCAATCGTTTATTGTCCCTAATATATCTCCCCCATGACCATAGTCATTCGTACCTCCCAAAATAGTCACAAAATCACTTTGTAGAATAAGCTCTTTATTTTTTATTATATTTTGTGGGAACCTTGTGAGTGGCTGACCATTTCCATCTTTACCTGTATCTCCTATTTTATTTAATCCGGTTACTTCCAATAATGCAGGAAAATATTTTCCCTGCATTGTATAGCTGTCACCAACACAGAATATCTTTTTACCAACATGTGGCATAAGCTTTGAAATCAGTGCTCTCCCTCCTTGGTCTATTGGATTGATAAGATATGGATTGAACTGAGATGCATAACTTGATTCTTTATTTTTTTTTGAAAGCCATAGAGAAGCCGCTTTGTCTATAGCTAATTCTTCGGATGTTATAACTCCGGATGTTCCCAGTTTTACTCTTACATAAGCAATACCCATTTGTATCGGTTCTCCCGATACGAATCCTTTTTCAGAAGTAATATCAATTTTATTTCTATCATACGTGAACAATCCAATAGTTGCATTGGAGTAATATATATCTCCTTCGAAGACTGGTATATAGTCAGACACCCACCATCCGTTGCCCAATTTTGTGACCTTTGTCGGATTAATCAAATTATCACTTTTAAGCAAAACGTCCTGCTCAATTATAGGTAATGTTCTTAGCTGGTTAATATACTTCGTAATATCTCTAATTTTTTCAATTTCCGATAAAGTTAAGTCGGTAACATAATATCCATGACCTGATAATATTAATTTCGAATCGGTTTCGATTGCAATTTTTTCATATGTTTCTATATTTTCAGGCATTGATACATCTCTATTGACCGTTATTCCAGCAAACATTCTTGAGGAAATCATATTCCATATTCCATTTCTATATCCTTTTAAATGCCAATAAGTATTAGCCTCACTCGTTAAATTAACAAGATGTATAATATCCCCCTTTTTAAAAGTATTTTTAAATACAATTTTTGTACTTTCACCGTTGGCGACCACTACTTGAGAGCCAAAAATAGAACCTATATCCGCTTTTGTTTTAATAGGTTCAAGATCTTTATTTTTGATAGAAGTATAAATCTTTATATCATCCGAATTTGAAGACGATTGCTTTGATGCCGCAAAATATTTGCATCGCTCTGGAAATACAACCAACATTGGAGCTAATAATTTATTTTTCGTAGTATATGGTATGGATGATATGAAAGATTTGGCAGCGTCATAAAAAGAAACGGCTACATTTGTATTTATTTCAGTTATTAGGTTATGTATAGATACGGATTTCATTTCTCCAACTTCTATGTAATCAGTAGCAGAGCCATAAGCATAAGAAATAAAATTACCAGTATTATTAATTACAGTAGCATTTTTTCTTGTAAACAATATTTCTTTAGAAAAAGAAATGCCAATGTTACTTTCTAACTCGGACAATTCCGTAGTCAAATTTTTGCGTCTGTTCGGGTTAACCACCGCATCATAGATGGTAGCCGGGTAAATGGTTTGTCCGTCCTTCGTCAGTTTATGCATTTTTACCATATTGTATTCTATTATTCGCCTAAGTTCCGCCGGAACTTGGGCTGTTGTTATTTTATGTAATTATTTATTAACTATTAAAATCACTCAGCACATCATCATACTCCTGATCTGACAGAGATACGCTCTGCACCGCATTGTATGCGGCATAATCCGGATAGGGCATGATCTCCGCTGTGCTCTCATCCGTCTTCCCGGTAGTCAGCACAATCCCTGTATCTTCAATAGATACAAGGTTGCAGATGCCATCTCTAAAGTCAGAATCAGAAATGAAGTATTCCCGTTTGACCGACAGAGCACCGGGACGTAGTCCATGCCTGTCAAAAATGACCAACAGACCACCATCATCAAGCCTACGGCAGTTCTTGTACCCGTGCCCGTCAAACTCCGCAACGACACACCCCGACAGGACTGTGCGGTAAGTGAACCGGAAAGGAGTATTCACATCCCCGTTCAAGTTCTTCTCTATGATCTTAAAATCGGACTGATAATTAATTCTCATAACTATAATATTGATGTTACATCGTCTATTTCCTCGGCTGTCAGGTAGCTGGATAAGTCAACACTTCCGCCACCTCCTGTCGTGCCTGTAGGACTCCATTTTCCCTTTGTTTTGCATTCATATATAGGACCCGGTATGGTGTCACCCACAACAGCCCAGTCACCTACAACAGGAGATGGAACAGCCTCTTCCAGTGATTCAAGAGTAGAGAACAACCCCTTGTTGCGGATACCGTTCTGCTTGACCTTCTCCACTTCGGTAGAAGTCTTGCTAAAGTTGTTGTTAAGACGGTCTGCCGCCTCACTCCAAGTTCCCGTTTTGTTAATAGTATTCAGTTCCATATCACTTCACTTTATTTGGGCAACATGTTCTGATCCCATACAATCTCAGAACCTTTAACCATAATTATGCGTCCTCCCATTATCTGGGTCTGATATATATAACCGTCACTTCCTTTTTGCTCCGCGACCATACTATCCGGGCGGAAATATAATCTATCACTGCTAGAAGGATCGAACATGGAAATACTGGGAATCATCCCTCCAAGCCCGTACTGTAGGGAGATACTGAACAGTTCTTCTTCATTATAATCATACATTCTGATAGACGGTACGGAATACTCATCCTCAGGGGATATTACGATCTTGTAACCATTGGATGATATGACATTGACAGTACCACTAAACTCTCCCTCTCCTTTTATCCAGATATTGCCTTCCTTATCAATCTTAAAATTTCCGTTAGGTGACTTTACATTTTTAAAGATTCCGCTTTCCGCATTGACTTCCCCCCGGAAATATCCGCCCAAAGCATAGATATATCCTCTTAAGAACACATCACCGCCATGAGTGGCAACGAAGTTCGCCATGTTCGCCCATTCTTCATCCGTAGGCCGGTAATCAGGATCATTACGGAACCTCATTACGGTCAGAATTGCCTGTTCAAGTTTTCCTCCTGCCCAAAACGCCACATCATCATCGTCATTGTATATGCCGCTAACTCCGGCTGTGACCTTCTGTAACTTGCCATTCTTGTAATTACCCAGTTGGATCATATTGGCCAATATCAGACCACCAAGAATATCCACAGATCCATCCTTGATCGCACTGGCGATATAATTGATTGACTGGAAACCGGCTGTTGCCTTGTCATTGTCAAGAATTGAAGGCTTCCAGTCAGTAGCGATGGTTCCACGCTCTAACTGAAGGTCACAAACGGTTGCGGTACCACTGACAAGAAATATACCACTGCCATTGAAGGTGATCTTATGGGTATATCTCTGATAAGAGGATGTGAGAGGCTGAGAAACACTAAAAGAACCGCACGAAACAGACACAGACGTACCCTTTGCTTTATAACTGATAACATAACTTTCTCCTTTAATCAATGATACGGACTGGGACAAACTACCGATTGCAGCAGAGTACCCGGAGCCGGCATCACTGTCCGCAGATACGGTAGCCACACCCGTCCAATATTCCAGTTGCTTGCTAAAAAGTTCGGTATCCGCCGATAGCTCGGTAGCGGCAGACAGGTCCTCTGTTTCATAATCTCCGGTAAACCCGGAATTACGCAACAGATTGACACTTCCGACAGCCGCATTGTCTATCGCATCCTTAGCCTCTTGGGCAAGATCAGCCGCCGCCTGTATCTCATCCGGCAAGCCTTCCATATTCTTCCATCCGGTGGAACCCTGCTCGATATGGAACATACCCTTGATATCAACACCTTTATCCTGAGTGTATTCCATGTAAGTGGTCCGGTCCTTGTCACCAATGTACGTATCTCCGTACACCTTCATCCGGGCCTTGCCGGTAGACCTGTCAAAATCAAAAGAAATGACATCTTTCCCGGTCAAGGTAAAATCATTAATACCCTGATACATGATGATGGACGGAGAAACTTCGTTCACCGAAGAGAGAATTATCGCCGCCTGTCTGGTGATATCAGTCTTATGGCCCAATCCCACGATATCATCACCTGCCACCGGAACATCGTTCTCGACATTAGGATCACACACGGTCTTGGACAGGTCTATATAATTCTCACCTACTGCTGTGACCAACCGCCAGTAATAGCGGTTGCCGACATGATGCGAAATGCCTGTCTTGATATTGCACTCCTGTGCGATGGCGAGAGATCCCGGAGTAAACTGGTTCTCTATCTCAATTCCGTCTTCCTCTTCCTTGAAATAACAACGGTAGACATCATCCAACTCATCCACACGGTTGCATTTCATGCCTGCATGGGAAATCACCTGCTCGCCACCTACATACGTCTTCTTCTTTACTTCAAGCTCGTCAAAAACGGCTTTGACCTTGACATACAGATAATCAACAACAGCCTGTGACATACCGTTCTCAAGTACAGTAATTCCACTACCGTTCTTACCTATAAGTAAACCCTTCAAAAAAGTGATCAGCTCATTGGCTGTGTCGTTATTTATCTTTGAGATAAAATAACGGGATATTCTGCCAAGAATATCTGACACGTTGAGAGAGACACCCATCCTCTCACCTATGATATCCCCGGCTATCTCTGTAATCGTACTTCTCAAAGCGGAAACATTGGCGGACAACTTATCTGTTAGCTCCACGGATATATCATACAGGCAATTTTTATCCGCCTTACAAGTAAATGAGTTCACATACATGAAGTATTCCTTATCATTATACTTTATGTATATACGCGAGTTCTCATTCAACAGACCAGCTAACATACTGTTTTCTGCAAGGAAGACACGTGAGAAACTTACGGAAAAAGAGAACTTCTCATCGTTGTTTTCAGACATATACTTTATCAACGCCTCATCTAATCTCTTCTCGGCGGCAAGCACAAGAGATTTCGGCATTTTAATACCTGTAATCACAAACTTATCCCCAACAGAAGGTTTATAGTTATTTGTGGCATTAGGCATAACAACCCCGAAAGTAGTATTGTCCTTTTTTACCGCAATCCAAACCTCATTTGTAGAAGTGTTTTGTTGGCTTTCTATATATTGGGATGTTTGTGAAGTAACCTTCTGTTCAAAATCTCCTGCTGGTAAGTTCCCGGAAGAATCCACCAATACAGGATTGAATGCCCTTCCCGGCTCATTGTCCTTATAGGTAACTCCTATTTCAAACTCGCAAGCAGCACAATTACCCGTAGTCATATTGATTACAGCCGTACCACCTTCCAAACCTTGTTCGAACAGGTTAAAACCGTAATCCCCATTATATATATGTAATTTTATGTAGAAATAAGAATGTACATACTCATCCGTGCCATTGAATATATTATTCCCTTCTCCTGTTCCGAGTTCGTCACTATCGTTATCATCAAAAGCAATATCCGCAATCTCACCAAATAACTGTCCCGAAGCGTTTGTTACATTTTCTATGGTAGGCTTTATATCGCTAAAATCTACCTTTATCTCTTTTACTTTCTTAGAAGAATATGTATTTTTGAAAAAATAGTAATCATTTGTACCGGGTATTTTATACGTATCGTTAAGTGCATTGTAGAATCTTTCCGCTCCATTTGTTTGTCTATAAATGGAAGGCATAAGGTTTTGCGTGCGTTCTATAGTACCTTTTTCATCATCATTCGGATAGTAGAAAGGTATGTTGTCAGAGCTACCAACACCAGTAACGCGATTGACGGTCTTATAATTGGCGTTTGTCTTTTTTATTGATACAAGCCCTTTCTTGTACTCGAAAGGAGTAGAAATTACATTCTCTGTATATCCTATGTGACAAACCTTACCTACAAAGTAATAAGGAAGTTCGTATATGGTATATATGGACTGTAACGCTTCTGCAAGGTATACGCTGTCAAGAGAAACAAGTTTGCTTTCAGAAGTAATATCTTCATCAATCACTATCGAATATCCGATACCCGATTTTGCCATTGAAGCGTTAAGGCGACCAACAAACTCGTTTATATCCCCCATGAACTTGACGGAAGTGGAATTGGAGTGATACGTGTCTTCCCCGGCTGTCACCACGTCCATGAAATATACGTTTTCCAGCACGATACGTTCTGAAACGAATTGAAGCTCATGCTTGTACATGATACTCTTGTTGTCCTTTGAGGATGTAGGCACTTGGTCAATATAATATTTTTCCCCCCTAAACTCAACAAACTCTTCTCCTGTCCATAGTTCGTCTAAGCATGAAGGATAGTTCAGTGTAGCGGTCAGTGTGGGAGTTCCTGCCATACGTTGTGCCGTATAGGTGTACTCACCTAATTTTGCAGGCATATCAGCATTCGGAAATTTTACTTTACTTCCTTGCGTATCAAGTTTTAATATGTACAGACTTTCCTTTTCCATTTATTCTTTTACCACATCAATTTGTTCCGTAACTCCTTTGTCCTTTTTTTGCTGTTTCTCCAACAGCTTTTGAGCCTCTTCCTTCTCCTTTGCTATACGTTGTTCTTCATCGGGAACGGATTCGGTGTTTTTCTCAATGGCTGTTTTTGTGGAAAGAATGCCGGCTTGCTTCATTGAGATAAGTATGTTATTATACTCCGTTGCGCTGAACGGTTGCCATATTTTGAACTTACAGCTAACACGAAGTTTTTTAAACTCGGTGACGGCATTAAGATTTTCACTTTTGTTTACAAGCTCTTTGGCAAGCCCTTCCTTGAACAGACGCATCATCTTGTCGGCGAAATTCTGCCACTCGATAACACCCTGTTGGGCGTTCTTCAAGTCCAAGTCACGGGTAAGCGTGATAGCCAGTGCGCTTATGTCACCGCTCGACTTGACATCCTTCGGTAAAAGGAAAGTGCAGGAAGTGTTTATCTGTATCTTCTCGAACAGGTCTTGCAGACTGTCAAGCATTCCTTGCGGACTGGGGGGTGCTTTAAACTCTGCACTTCCGTTCCCGTCCATTGACTTGTCCTGCAAAATGATACTTCCGGCAAGTTTCTTGGTTGTCTCGGATATATTTCCTTTGATATACAGTATTCCCCAGCCATGCCTTTTCTGAATGACAAAGAAGATGTTATAGATAATCTCGTAAATCTCAATAAGGCTTTGACCGTTGTTCCACGCCACATCACCACGTTTGGTGCACAATGGTATCTCGCTGAAACCGTGCTCAATCGGAGTTTCCCTTACAAAACCGTCCTCTGCGGCTTCTTCACCGTCTCTTGGCGTGTGCATACGGTACATGTAGGTATCATCGTAGCTGTCAATATATTCCACACCGTTTTCATCGGCATAGTAGACGCTTTCAAGAAGCCTGTCGCCGTTGTTGTCATTGTGCGATATGATAACGTAACCATCCTCATAGCTTATCAGACGGCATTTGATACGTCCCTTATAGTCATAATAGAACAGAAGTCCGGCATCGCCTGTGGCAAGCTGCGAACGGACTGCCTTTGTACGCCATCCATCCATATTCCTGTCTACCCAATACTCCTTGATTGTGGAATAGTTGGCTTTATCTTTCTCGGAAGGAGTGCCACCTCTCAAAGACAATGTACAGGGATTTCCGCAAAGGTAGATTACGTGGCTCGCCAGTATCTGTTCTTGGAAAGCTAATGCCGTGCGCTGGAACTTGATTTCCTGATATCCCCCATCTTCTAACTTGACGCAAATGCTCGGCAAGTTTTGATCAAATAATACCTCATGGCTCATCGGGTCAAGCTCTTTCAGAAACTTTTCCTGCGAAACGATATTCTTTTTTACATTCGGAAGCCTTGCCGTGCGTGTTTCGGTAATGGTTGCGGACTGACCGTCGGAATAGTCGTTTGTAGAGCAAGTGTCACTTCCTCTGAAAAACGGTTTCTTCTGCAACAAGGCATTTACGTTCCGCAATAGATATGTTTTTTTCTCTTCCCGTGTCATTTTTCCGCATCAATTAGGTTGTAATACTTCATACAGGCTTCCTTGCTCGGCATTGCAGAACACTCTCTCGAAGTCCATTTGCAGATAATGTCGTGCTTCTGCGGAACAACGATTATTCGCTTCTGCCCCTCTTCCTCTTCAATATTGAATTTATCGTTCAGCTTCACGCGTGCATCCAACACGACCTTACTTGCTTTGATAAAAGTGTCTGAATCTCCACTTGTTTTCGCATCGTCAGCAATCTGTTTCATCTCCGATATTTCTTTCAGCAATGCTTCTCGGTTCTCATCTTTAGATATGGTAGTGATAGCACCGATGCCGAAAGGTTTCAGTTTCTCGGCAAGCATGGATAACACCTTGTTTGAAGGCTTTTCATCTTCTTGGTAAGCAACCTTTGCAGCAAGAGCCTTATCTACGAAAGAATCACACATTACCAAATAGGCAACATCTCTTACCCTTGCTTCAATTCCTTCTGTTTTAAGGGAATTGAGAATATCCTTTATGTCATTGTAACTAATCATTTCCTAACCTAATACCATAAATGTTCATCGTAAATACTTCCTTCTGTCTGTGCATGGAACGCTTGTTTGGTTTCTTCTTCGTGATTGTAATACCCTGCTTGAATCTCATTCCCGTATTCAATGTTAGCGCACGGAAGCATTCTCATAGCGCATGGGTCTAACAAGTCCATCGATCTGCCTTTCCCCAACATCTGATTCATTTTCTTCTTGTTCCAAAGCCGTTTCTTTCCGCTCTGCATATCATCAAACCGTACAACAGAGCATTCTTCCATAAACTCGTTCTCAACCGTCACTTTGTATTTCAGGTTCTGGTGAGTGTATGTCTGTACGGCAAGTTTATCGTCAAAGGTTAGATTACCTTCCTCGATCATCTTGCATAATCTGATATAGCACATATCCTTTACTGTCATTGCGGTAAGTTGGTAAAGCCCGAAAGGTTTATTTAGTGAGATATAAGGTACTGCATCGGGAATGTAATCATTAAAATACCGTCCGGCAGTCGCGTCAAAAATGATATGGCTTTCAGCTGTTCCATGCTCAAATGCAAATGTCTTCACTGCCATAGCGTTTTCTCTCGGAGTGGACTTGCTAAGAATGAGAATGTCGTATGCGTGAAATCCATCCCATGCAAGTGCAACAAGGTTGTCTGTACCATAATCCGCCAAATCCACGGTAATCCATTTGTCACCGTTCACGGCTGGGTTGTTGTTGAATACGCCTTGCGCGGAAGTGGATGGAATAGGTATCTTTTCGTTTTCTTCGGGGTCAACGTTGAAGTTTCCCTCAATGATAGCTTGTGCCATTTTACCGCCCGAAGCGGCAACAGAGCCTATGTAATTAGGATTATTTTCAAGCATAGCCCTATTTTCAGATAGCTTACCTTGATAGAATACGAATGACTTAATCATATTCGTATAGTCAAAATCACCTCCAATACGGGCAAGTTTTCTATCAATATCTATCTTACACTTAGCATAAACTTCTTCTTTGGAATCACCCCAAACCACATCATCAACGGTAGAACCGTTAACATAGAAGTATCTCACTTTCCCGTTTCTATCCGGCATAATAAAACCGTCAACCCCAATGTACCAATCCAAGAACTTTCTCGTCCAATGGCTACGTTTCGGGTTAAGGGTAGCAAAGAACTTTCCCGTAAACGTCTTTGAACGTCCACGGTTACGGGTCTGCACATAGCTGAATGCTTCCCAAGACATTTCGGTAATCTCATCAATACATATCGCATCAATCTGTTTACCTTTCCATTGCTCACGCATTTTGTCAAGATTAGTATCATCTATATAGGTCAAGTCGCAATACGCACCACTTGGGAATGATACGCGAGGACTATCGGCAGTCTTTACAGAACAATAGTCACCGAATATAGCCTTGAATGTATCTACGAATGAACCTCCCGTCTTTTGCGACTGCAAAGACCTACGTGTAATAACCGCACGGAAATCCCCATCTGTCATTAATGGCTCTGCAAGAGCGAGAACAAGAGCAAATGAATTGTGGGTAACTGTAAAATCATCAACCATATATAGACCACTTGGATTGTCAACAGAAATACATCTTCCTTCTTTCACTCCAATGTATTCCGCACTGACTATCGTTTTTTCAAGTTTCAAGTCTTTGTCTATTTCTACATACCCATATTTTTTGACTCTGTTTTTCTTTTTTGGCAATGAAACTATTTCGTCATTGAATTTTGTACATATCCAAACCGTATATGCTTCATTGCATGGATGGAATATTCCGTTCCCATCCTTATATCCTGCTTTCTTAGAAGTTATGGAAGCTCTGCCGCCCAAAGAGCGTACAACAAATGCTACATCTTCTGAAAGCTGCTTGCTTATTGTTGTGTAACTCAAATGTCCTCTATCATCCACATATCCGTCTGTATCAAGAAGTCCACGCAGTAAATCTTTTCTTTCTTCTATTGTAGAGTATTTATAAAACTTAGGGATGAACTTATTTTCAGCAGTACATCCATTCATTTTTAATGTTTTTATATCCTCTACTATATTATTATTGCCTATAACATAAGTTGCGCAAATTTCTCCATCCTTAGTATATCTCTTCGACATATCATAGCCATAGGATTTGAATTTGTCAACGATAAATTCATCGGGTGTACATAAGTATATACATCTATTACATATACTTTCGCTCATACATCCGTCGCCAATTAGCGCGCCCAGAACATACGGTGCAATCGGTCGTGGAGTCGTAGGAGTGATAGGTCGAGTAAATTGAACAGGTTCGGGTAATGGTATATTAAGATTCTTCCCTTTATACATTCCATTGTTCTTATTTTTCATCCACTCATATATTTGTATAGCAGACATCAATCTCCAACCATCGTATTTCTCTTTCTCCATATCGGAGTTTCTACGCTTTGATTGTTTTCCTGCAACTCTTGCTTTCCAAAGATGTCCTTCTGTACAATCCATATATGTACCATCAGAGAAGGATATTCTATAAAATGGAAACATAGATATGGGATGTAGATATATTACCCTTTCTTGCCCACCCGTGTCAGGGTTAGATATAATACTACCTACTTCAATATCTCTAAGTTTCCTTAAACCGTATGGAGTTACTATATGAGAATCAAGCAATGCCCCTTTGCCCCCGCCAAGATTCCCACCACCAAACACTACGTCCACACATGATGACGCAAACTGCATTTGGAATCCTTCTTGCGGCTTGATTACGACTTCTCTATGTACTTCTTGCTCTTTCATCAAGAGCAAAAATACCTCTTAATAATAAGGTAATATATACTTAAACCAATGTCTATTTATCATAGTGATAAATACAGTGATTTTTTTATAGTTATACCTTTTTATTAAAGCATTACTTTCGCATATAATCATTATAAAACATATAGTGTATGAAGTTTACGAAAGAGCAATTTTCAGAAGCACTGAAAGTGAAACTCACCAACAACGGCAAGAAAAACTTAGCTATGAGTGAGAGAAGTTTCAACGGCAAAGTAGAAAGAATCTACAAGCGGTTGGAGAAAGCGAGTGATAAGGACGAGTTGGAACTGGATGATGTTGTTGCCGACTACTTGGATGACTTACAAGAGGACGATAACAACATACGAAATGACAACTCAAAATTTATAAAAGAGTGGGAAAAGAATCATCCGAACAAGGACGATAGAAGTGATAACAAGGATGACAAAGGAGACGAAAGCAAACTGGATAAGTTGCTCAAAGAACTCCAAGATTTGAAATCAGAGCGTGAGGAAGAGAAAAAGGTAAAAGCTATCTCAGACAAACGCAATCAACTCAAATTAGCCTTAAAAGGGAAAGAAGTCAAGAACGAGGATTGGATTAACGACCAACTCGAATTGATTCACATTGATTCTGAAACAGATGTTGATGCTCTCACAGAAAGACTGCTCAAGAGCTACAATAAGTTTAATGCTAACACTCCACCTGACATCACTCCAGGAGGCACGGGAAGCGGTAAGGAAAAGACCGATGACTTTGCCGATGTGGTTGCTGTCGTAAAGAAGCAATCGCACAGAGAAGAAAAGTAATAATAATTTAAACCAAAAAGAAAATGTCAGATTTTTATCAGCAAATTCTATTGAACAGTGGCTACCTTCCCGGTAGAGCATTGGTTCAGGCTCGCGGAAGCATTGGTGGACACCGCTATGTATTCGTGAAGTTACAGATGAGCGGAAAGGACGCACTTGTATTTCCTACCAGTGGTGGAATTGTTAAAAACCCATTCAAAGGTAATGCAAGAGCTTTTGCCGGAACGCTCGCTGAATATATTCCCAGTAATGGTTCTAATGGAAGCGAAATACGTATCCTAAAATCGTATGCGGTTGCAAAAGCTACAACTGAATCTACAGACACAGATATTTACCTGAAAAGAGACGGATATTCTCTTATCCCATTCGTAGGGGATATCCTCATGGTAGCACCTTCTACATTGACAGGAAAAGGCACAGCGGTAACAATTACAGCCGTTGAAAAAGCGACTGACGGAACGGCTGGCGATGTTTGGAAAGTTACATTGAGCGCAGCCCTCGGATCATTAACAACTTCATCTGTCCTTGTTGAAGCGAAAGAAACAGGCTCTGGTAAAGAAGCGATGGTTACTAATCCTAACTCATACCTTCCCTGCGACTTTGATTTTGTTTTTGACCCAGCTACATCCGAAGATGATTTCGATGGTGCAAGATACCTTATCACTCCTGCATTGGCATTAGGAGATGTATTCCTCTACGAAGACCGTATGCAACCTCTTTCGGCTGCATTAAAAGCTTTGAACAAGAGCAAGGTTAAGGGTTGGTTTAACATTTAAAATTGACGAGACTATGCCTAAATTTGATTTTAATAACAGCAGATATGCAAGATTTTTTTCTGACAAGACCAATCAACGTTTCTTGCAATCCTTTGTCAATACAGAAGGTCTGCTATACACTAATTATGGTTGGTACAAGACTCAAGGTGTAAAAGCTGGTGCTCCCACACCTACCGCCCCTAATGGCATCGCTACTTTTTCTGTGAAAGGACGTGACTTGAAAGCCGCTCCTTTGATGGATTTGCGTGCACCTCTTGGTGACAGTAATCAAATGGATAAGGACGGTCTGTACTGGTACACCGCATCCATTCCTGATTTTATCGCTCCCGGTTTCGTTGAAACAGCTATGGAACGTGAAGCAAAAGAACAACAGTTTGAGTTGTTTGGAAACGATGCCGATTTGGTAGCCGCTTGGGTACATACATTACAGTCCCAGCTTGATAGTGCGGACGCAACCATGAACTTCATGACTGCACAGTTAATGTCTAAAGGTAATATCGACTACCGCAATATCGCACGTGGTATTCAAATTCCGTTGCACAAAGCAGACATTCCGGATGAAAATTTCACTAAAGCAGGAACTAAGGTGTGGACTGACGCTGAATGCAAGATTCTGAGCCAAATGGCGGAAAAGGAGAAAAAATATCGTGAAAAATGGGGATATGAAGGTGCAATGGAATGGCAGGTTACACGCAAGATGTTTTACGAAGTAATGTTGCAAAATGCCGAAGTTAAGGAATTGATTGAAAGTTTCAAGAAAAATCCTTTAGCTTACATCGCAACAACCGCTACTGCGCCTACTACACGTGAGTTGTTCTTAGCAGCTTTCCGTGATTATCCCGGTGTATCTCCAATTGAAATTGTAGAAGAGCGTGAGCGTAATCTTACCAATACTGGAGACACATTCGTGCAAGGTTGGGATGATAAGATTGCAGTTCTCCGTCCTGCCGGATATGCTTGTGAGTTTGAATACACCAATAACTTAGACAAACAGATGTTTGACAAGTATGGTTCAAGCGTAATAACTAAAATTTTTGCTCAGGCTAATGATGGTCTCTGCACGATTGTGAATACAACGACAAACAACGGGCTGTATAAGGAATGGCATACGGATGTGATGATGTCGGCTTGTCCTGCACTGAAAACATTCCGCAATCACGTCATTGTAGACACAAGTCAGGCAGACGATTAATGTACAACACATTGCAACAGTAGCAGTTATGGAAAAATCATTTGACCCGATAGCATACCTCAATGGGCTTACGAGATTTGTCTTTGAAGATGATGCGCTTGAAAATATCGCATACGAAAACGGTTTGATGTTTATTTCAGACCGTTCCGAAATAGACGAACGCACTAAAGACCATTGCCTTATCGCACTATATGAGCTTGTCATTAACGGTCCGTGGTCTGTGGCTTCATCATCACTCCAGCATGGCAGTTATAGACAGGACGTAGGCAGTGAAACGGTAACGGCTCCCATAATCCAAAACTTGAAAGACCGTCTGAAAGCACTGTACAAAAAGTATGGTGAAGAAGAAGCGTTGGGAAGCATGGATTCGGGTAGTATGAGTTGGGTCAATGAAAATTCATTAGATGTATAGCTTATGCGTCTCAAAAGAAAAGCAATAGCAGAATATCCGTTTCATGGCATATTCTACACCGTGATAACGAAAAAGCCGGAGGACGGAGACCTTCTCGGTAACGGAGGATTGCTTGACGGTGATTTGCTAGGCGGTGAAGATACGGATGGTTCTCTCAATGCGAAAATAACTGAGAAAAACGAAGGGAATACGGAAACTTTGGAAGAAACCATCCTTCTTGAAACCGAATGCGATATACAGCAAGCCTCCAAGATGTTCAATGGCGGCACTATCATGGCAGACTATAACGTGTTTTTCCCATTAAAAAAAAGTAGCATTTCACCTGTAAAAATTGGAGATATGTTTAGATGTCCAAAGGAAAGTTACGGAATAGGCATTAACGGTCGTGTTATAGGAATGGAAATTAGCCAGCTTGGTGGCGTGAAAGTTAACATCAAAATGAGTGAAGTAGGTTAAGTATGGCAAAGACCAAGCAAAGTGCAATCACCCGTATTGTTGATTTACTCGCAAACGAGGGACAGAAGATAGTGGCCAAGGAACTGTCTAAAGTTTCCTATACCTACCGAAGCCTCAATTTGAGAGATAGTTACGGTTGGGGAGTATATGTTGACGGAAAGCTTGCCAGAAAGGGATATACTGCCAGTTCTCCCGGAATAAAGAAAAAATGGTATGGTGAGGAAATTACCGGTTATGAAGCAGTGGTTGAATACTTGGAATCCAAATATAAGCCACATCCGGGAATTGATTTGGTAGTTGTAGCCGCCATGCCTTACGGAGAAATACTACAAAATGCAGAAGGTAACGTGAAGAAGAAATATGAAGTGATAGCAGTGGCGCGTAATGAAGTTAAGGCATTATCACGGAAATTCAAGAACGCGAAGTTCGGCATTATCAGTCACGGTAAACAAGACAATATATGAATGATTTATATAAAACTGGCAGCATGATAGAGAATTTTCTATCCATGTTACTTACAAAAGCAAAGATTTCATCAATAATCTCTTTTGATGAAACACCGCTGACAATAAGTAGTGACAGCACGGACATGATCGTTGTAGATGTTCTTAGCGTGAATGATTACGGAGGAGAGGCGAAATGTTCCGCCAACATATTCCTCTATGCGAAGTCCACGGACAGTTTGGGATCAAAGCCAGTAAAAAAACTGTTCGACATGGAAAAAACACTATTCTCGGCAATTGACCAATCCAACGACAAGCATTTCGTCATAACAAGCTGTGAACTGATAGGGAAAGAAAGTAAAAATTCCGGAAACTTCTATTGCAATGTGTACAATATCGGGATAACAATAAGATAAACAGATTATTAACAAGATAACACTTTAAAATTATGACAGTAAAGAACACAGGCGCAACAGCCAAAAAAGTTATCAAACCTTCTTATATCGTGGCAACTCTGTTCACTGGTACTGAAGAAAACGACGTGCCAAAGGGTGACTCTTACATTCTTGAAGATGTAGTTGAAGATACCACTTCAATCGCTCAAGACGATAATGATGTAAACGACATCGAGTGTGAAACTTCCGACAGTCCTATTCTTTCCATCGTGAAACTCGGCAAATACCAATTTACAGCTGAGGTCGCAGATACACAAAAAGATCTGCTAATCGCTCTCATGGGATTTACGGCTGGAACTACTGTCTCTACCAAATACTTTGCTCCTGCTCAATACAAGAAATTGTATGCAAAGATTGACGTAGTGTTTGAGGAAGGGGAAACGATGACAGCATTTGTGGTTCCAAAATTACAACTTAATTCCAAGCTAATGCTTGAATCATTAAACTCCAATATTGGACGTATCAGTCTTGCAGGAACAGCGTATGATGCAAATGTCGCCGATGGAGCAAAGACTATCAGAACTCCGTTTTATGTGGATTCCGCTTATACCCTACCATCGGCAGGATAACCCATAATAGATAAGAAGATTGTTTTACAGGGCGGTAGGCTGGATATGCCGCCGCCCTTCATGCTTATAATCATGGCAGTATATAGAGCAAAGAAAAAAGATACACAACCAAAGAAAGACGCTGTAACAGCTCATACTCCTGTATCCAATGAATCAATGGAGCGTTTGGCAAGGATAATGAACGACAGCCCAAGTATTATGAAACTCCACGGTACGGAGTGGTGTATCAAAGGATTAAAGCCCGGTGTTCAATGGCTTATAGCCGAACAAGCGTGCCGGATCGTCAAAGGAGAGAAACTGAGCATGGGAGATGTTATCAAGGAGTTTGCAGTAAATCTACCAGCAGTGGCACATGTAATAACGCTTGCACTTCTCAATGACAAGGACAGGATATTCTCTGATTATGAGAAAAAAGAACTTTCAGATGACTACCACAAAGTCTATGACCTTCTAATGTGGGGGGAATACGACATAAAGGACTGGGCATTATTGCTCGGTGAAATCCTTAACCTCATAAGCACGGATTTTTTTTTCGAGAGTATCAATGTGATTCAGACCGTGAGGGAGATGACACTGGCAAGGAAGATGAAGAAAACGGAACAAAGCTGATAATATCCCGTACCGAATGGGGGCAGATGATTGATTTTCTGCGCTCCAACACTTGGTGCTCTCGTGAAGAATATTTATGGGAAATGACGGTCGGGCAAGTCCGGTTAAGCTCGTTTGATTTTTCCCATGTAGAATACGGAAATAAGGATAAGAAAAAGAAGAAGGTCAACAAGATAAGTTCGGTTGACGATTTGAAGAATTTGAATGATTTGGGTATGCCCATAATTAATAAAAAAGGATAACGATATGCCAGATAATGAAGCAGGAGCATTCCTCAACATAACACCCGATGTATTAAAGAAGTTGGACAGTTTCGATGAGAAGCTGGAGAAGATAGAGAAACATGCACATACGGCTGCGGATGCGTTGAAAAACGGGTTTGGCAGTGTGGTAGTAGATACTTCCAAATTGGAGAGCGCAATCGCTTCGTTAGCCAGCAAGATAAGTTCGATTGGGTCTAAAGGGAATCCGTTTGAGGGAGTAAGTAAAGGAGCTGGAGATACCGAAAAGAAAACCACATCCATGAACGAAAGCCTTTCACGTGCAGCAGATTTACTGAATCGGATAGGTGATAAAAAAATAGGGCAAGGTTCGTTTAGCGGATGGAATATAGCCGGACTGAAAGAAAGTATTTCTGACTTGAAAAAGTTTGTTGAGAATACACAGACTATTTCAAAACAACAGCAACAGACGGCCGTTAATGCCATGCGTTACATGAAAATGGAGCTTGACTACCAACGCCAAACTGACGAACAGAGAGTACAATCGGCAGAGAAAACCGCACAACGAAAAGAAGCAGCCGATAGGCGTGCGGCAAAAGCAGCAGAACAATTAGCGAGACAGCAAGAAATAGCTCAACGTACTACGCCGCAAGGTGCATTGGACTATTCAAGAAACGCCAAATATTTGCGTGACCAAGTAACAGCCATAAACTACTTGAAGCAGGCTCGTTTGTCTTTAAACACTACAGATGCCAACTACAGGCAGACACTTGAACAGATAAACCAAGCCATCGCCAAGCACAACCAAGCCTTGCAGCAAGCAGGAGTACAATCGCAGCAACTGGCCACACGCCACCGCAACCTAATGGATACGGCTGGGCAATTAAGCCGTCAGCTTGCCTTGGTGTTCTCCGTATCGCAGATTGAGGGATATATCAGCAAGATAGTTAAGGTAAGGGGTGAATTTGAGCTTCAACAAGTCGCATTACGTGCCATCATACAGGACAAGGACAAAGCGGACAAGATATTTTCCCAGACACTTAACCAAGCATTAAAATCTCCATTCCAAGCAGGTCAACTTGTTACGTTCACGAAACAGCTTGCGGCATACCGTATTGAAAGTGACAAGCTGTTCGATACCACCAAACGGCTTGCCGATGTATCGGCTGGGGTGGTGGTGTCGATATGCAACGATTGATATTGGCTTACGGACAGGTAAAGGCGGCAGCGTACTTGCGTGGTTCTGAAGTTAGGCAGTTTACGGAAGCAGGTATCAACATGTATGGAGAACTGCAAAGCTATTTCGAGGAAGTGAAAGGCGAAGCGTACACCACAGCACAGATTGTCGATATGATTTCCAAGCGCATGGTGAAATTCGAGGATGTGGAAGCCGTATTCCAAAGAATGACCGACAAGGGAGGATTGTTCTACAATATGCAGGAAGTGCAGGTGAATACGCTTCATGGTCAGATTAATCGTCTGAAAGACGTAATATCCATTATGCAGAATGAGATTGGAAAATCCAATCAAGAAGGGTTTTTGTCTATCTCAACAGCCATTGACCTTGCAAATGCGTTGTTTGAAAATTGGAGAACAGTAGCATCCATATTGAAAACCGTAGTATTGTCCTATGGAACATTAAAAGCCGTTTCGGGAGTGATGTGGCTTGCAGAACGTGCGTACATGGCTAAAGATATAGCACAACAAAGAGTGAGAATATCTTTGAAATGGCAGGACATTATGGCTACACGTGCCCAAGCTGCGGCTAATGCAGCAAACGGTACAGCAATTGCTGGAGCAGCAGTCGCACAAAGAGGGCTTAATGCGGCTATCGCTTCAAATCCCTACGGTGCAATATTAGCGGTACTCGTTGCCGTTGGCTCTGCCATATATGAAGTGGTTCAGAATACGAACAGACTAAAGAAAGCACTTGACGGGATTGCTGCGGAAGGTGCTTTTAGCGTTGTTCAATCATCAAACAACTATGCACAATTGGCTTCTGTTGTTACCGATTCAACAAAATCATACCAAGAACACAACAAGGCACTCGCTGAGCTGAAACGGAAATATTCGGACATACTTCCTGAACAGTACCTTAATGCAGAGGGTATTAAGGCTTTGAACGGGAATTACAGCGAAGCGATAAAAGTTATACATCAATACATCAACGCAAAAACTAAAGAGCGGATGATTGATGAAGTTGGGCAGGATGCGAACAAGGAAATTTATGCAAACCAACAGAAAACAGCCAAAGCTATATCTAAAATAATCGAAGAACAACACGGGATGAAAGTTTCGTGGAACGAGATTAGCAGTGTTTTGAACGAAGTGCAGGACAAACTGTTAAGCGGTGCAATAAAATCCACCCAACAACTTCGTGAAGAAACTGAAAAGGTTGTAGAACAATATACTGGATTGGGAAACATTGATTTAAGCGACTACTTTACGCAGCTGTCTGGAAGTTCTTTTGGCGGTGCTGATAAATTCAGGTTCGATAAGATACAGATAGAACGTAGCCAATTCAGGGATTGGTTTGAAAGCGCAAAGTCGTATATAAGCCAAGTAGAATCCATTGAGCAGCGTTTCAGTAAAGGTTCTATCAGCATGACTGCCCAACGCTACCAAGAACAGAAAGAGGCTGCGGATAAGATGATTGCCAATGCCATGTCTGCATACGATGTGTTACGTGATTCGCAAAAAGAAAACACAAAGGTAACGAAAGAAGAACTTGAAAACGCAAAGAACCTCGTGCAAAAGGCACTGAAATCAATTGGCTCGAATGTCAAGGTGGATTCTGAATACATGAAAAGGTTGTTCAATGACAGCTTTTTCTTTGAGGAGGAAAAGCAGAAAGCAACACAAACTAAACTAAAACAGCTTTTTGACAAGCTGACAAAGGAAGCTAAAGAATCTGGTGATACTTCGGGTGCGGTTTGGCTGCAAGAGTTTGAGAAACAGATTAACGGTCTTAATCTTAACCCTCTTCAAAATAGCATAAAGAAATTCTTGCAAGGAGTTGGTGGGAATGAAGATATTCAGGCGAATTGGAATATCAGAAGCGGGGAAACAGAAGCAGAGTTTAAGAAGCGTATTAAATCGGAAATTGATACAAGAAACGAAATTATTCGTAAAAGTCAATCATCTGTATATCCCGAATACGGTCAAGATACGAACAAGGTTAAGTCTGAACTTGAAGAACTTAATCGCCTATATAATGAACTTGGCGGCGACAAGAAGAAGGGTCGTTCAAGTGCCGAGCGTAATATTTGGGCTGAACGTATCTCCGTCCTAAAAGAAATGCAGTCAAGATATGAAAAGCTGAATCAGCTTATGGGAGAGAACCGTGCCATAGAGGAAACACGTTCGGCTTTCAAAGGTGCTTTGGACTTTACTCAAATGGGAGAAGTTATCAAAGCGGAAGATATTATTCCTACCAAGCAAGGAATGATTGATGCGCTTGAAAAGTTACTCGAACAGATTCCTAATGACGTAAAGAATGCCGCAAAAAGAACTGGGCTTGAAAAGGAAATTGCAGAACTTAAAATCGGTATTCAACAGGACTACTTAAAAAAACAGCTCGATAAGACCAAACAGAACATAGAGGATATGTTCAACGGATTGGACTTGCACCAAAAGCTGAAAGATGCAGGGCTTTCAGAATCGGAGGTACAAGCTTTATTCCCCGGACTTGCAAAGACTTTGGATGAAGTAGAAAGAGGAATACACGAAAAGTTCAATGCCTTGCGTGATGATAACGGACAGCTTGGAAAAACTGAGCAAAAGGATTATGAAGATGCACTTAATAAGCTGAACCAGCAGCGTATAAAGGACAGTCAAGACCTTGTTATCGAACTGACTAAGAATTACAAATCACAACTCACGGATCGGTTGCAACTTGACAGATGGTATTATGAGGAAAGAGCTAAAATACAAAGAGCTAAGCTGACCGATGAACAAAAAACGCTGTATGAATCCAACCTTACAAGTCAGTATAACAAGAGGTCTGACGAGAATACATGGAAACAATTCCAAAATTCGGATATGTATATCTCAATGTTCGAGAACATTGAAGGTGCATCCACACGTATGCTCACAGCAATGCGTGACAAACTTATGAGTTTGCGTGAGAATCTGAAAGATCTTCCGGCTGACCAACTGAAAGCAATCATCAACCAGCAGGAGAAAATTGATGAAATGATTGCTAAAAAAAATCCCTTCATTGGTCTTACTTCTGGAGTGAAAGAGTATATTCAGTTCCTAAAAGAGAGAAAGGAACTTGAAGAGGAAAATATAAGAGCCAACAATGCGGTTGACTATTATACAAGCCAAAGCAACGAACAATCGAAAATTGTCGAACAGAAACGGCAGGAATACAATACGGCAGTAGCAACGTATGGCATTCTTTCTAAAGAAGCCAAACAATTGTTAATCCAGTTTGAAACAGAAAAATCCAAACTTGATATAATATTAAAGCAACTTACCGCTGAAAAGAAAATATCAAAAGAAACCGCCGAACAAATAAGGAATGGGCAAAATCTAGGCGACACTCTGAAAAATAAAATCGGAGAATCAGGAGGGATCTTTTCAGAATTTTCATCCGCATTGCCACAAATTGCCAGTGACCTTGAAAATGTTTTCGGTACAATGTCTGATGGTACAAAAGACACTATTAACCGCACGGCAGAAGCGGCAGGAGGCATAGCACAAATAGCAACAGGGATAGCACAAGGTCCGGTTGGATATCTTCAAGCGGCAATGGGCTTGGCAAAAACAGTAAGTGCCTTGTTCGGATCGGATGATGCAAGACTGCAAAGGCAAATAGAAGAACATGAAAAGAAGATAAAGAAGCTGGAACGTGAATACGACAAGCTAAAAGAGAGTATAGACAATGTATGGGATATAACAAAGCTACAAGAATATGGGAATGAACTTGATGAGAACATAAACAAACAGATAGTATCTCTCAATGCCATGATAGCCGCCGAAAGAGATAAGAAAGATACTGACTGGGACAAAATAAACGAATGGCAGGAACAGATTGAAGATCTCAGGGATACTTTGGCTGACAGTGCTAATGACATGATAGCGGAGCTTGGCGGTGTAGGTTCCGATGAAAATTTCAAAACATTGGCTGAGAATTTTGCATCGGCATGGTTGGAAGCGTTTCAAGAAACAGGGGATGGCTTGTCTGGACTTCAAGATAGTTTTAAAGAATTTGTCCAAAACTATGTGAAACAACAATTAATGTTATTGGGTGCAAATAAATACCTAAAGGATCTATTTGAAGAGTTTGATGAAATTATTGCAACAAAAACACCTATGGAGCAAGAGGAGCGAGAAAGGTATTTTGAACTTCAAGACCAAATCACCAAGCTAAGAAACACAGCCAATAATTCGGTTGTGAAAAGTGTCGCAAAAAAGGCAAATGCCGCTGCTGATGAGATAGAAAATAGTGAGGAATATAAAAGACTTCAAAAGGCATATACGGATTTTTTAAAACCAGAAGAAATTGATGTAGAAAAGCTGGAAAAATGGAATGAAAAAGCTAAAGATCGCTTAACCGGTCTTGACGAGTTCTGGGAAGGTATAGTTAGTAAATTGGACTTTTTAGAACTTGATAGCAGTAAATCTGAATTGTCTTCACTCACCCAAAGCATACAAGGTGTAACAGAGACCACGGCTGAAGCTCTCAAAGAATTGCTCAATAGTATTCGTTGGTTTGTAAGCCAGCAAACTACTGATATAACAGCTATCAGAAATCTGTTAGAAGCTCGATATAGTTTAGAATCACAAGCTGAAACAAACCCCATGCTAATTGAATTGAAAGCGCAGACGGGATATTTGGAGATTATTTCAGATAGAATAGACCGTGTATTCGCACCAAATTCAAATTCAAGGGGAGCAGGACTAAGAGTATTCATAAGTGACTAATTAATTAATACATTTAAATAATCATTCTGATGGTAAGAGATAGTATAACAACCCAAGCCATACCGGGTGGCTTCTCCGTAATAGTAAGCGGTTTTATAGCAGAATCATTGGAGCACATGATACCTTGGATTATTGTATCATTTGCGGTAGTGATATGTGATTTGGCTTTTGGAATAAGGAAAAGCCTTTTGATGGGCGAAAAGGTTCGTTTCTCTAGTGCGATACGCCGCACAATGGGTAAACTTGTAACCTACTTCGCCTTTGTTTGTATGGTTGTCATGATAAACATTGCATCCGGCAGCAAATGGGATATAGACATATACTCCTGTTTGCTAGTTTGCTTCATTGAATTTTGCTCTATCATATCAAATATATTGAAGCCCAAAGGATACAGCTTTAATATGCTTAAGGCGTTAGGTCTGTTTGGTAAGAAGGTGCTTGATGTAGAAAAAGAGGATATAAATGAAATAATAACAGAAAATAAAAAGGAGGAAAAGAAATGAGTTTAATTGATTTTATTTTTATTGCGCCTTTTGCACTTTATGCCATAATCTACGCATTTTCGGTAAAAGAATCCTGTAATTCCGATGAATCCATAGAAATATGACGTGCATTTAAGCGCTATTCTTAATACATATTCATGCCCGTTTAAATAGCTTTCTGGCGAACGCAGTAAAAGAAATGCAGCTGTCAATGTTGGCATAATAAGTATAGGTATTTCCATATTAAACCTGTATCGGGAACAAACGGAGCATAAACATAACAAACAAAAAGAATAATAAATAGATAATGTAGACGCAGATATGGCAAAAATTACTTGCAAATAAAGCTCTAAGGATTTAAAAGCAGGTATGTATAAATACATTATAGTAAATATTAATGGTAGTTGGATGAGAAAAGCACTAAACACATTTTTCTGTTCAGGAGTATAGCTTCTAATAAGTTCTGATAAGTCCATATTTTTTGCGACAAAAATAATAGTAATTTTATAATTTAAAGATAAGGAGGAAAAGAAAAATGGCTAATATTGAACATTTCATACCATTTCTTATAAAATGGGAAGCTGGTATAAGTAAGAAAAGCAATGAAACCAATGAGTCTCTTTTTCAAAGAGCAAGAAAAACAGGATGGGCTGATGATCCCGATGATTTAGGAGGACAAACTATGGTAGGTGTGACAATGGCTACCTATGAGGAATATTGTCGTAGAAAAGGTTATCCCAAACCTACGACCGAAAGGTTGATGGATTTGTCATATAACGATTGGAAAAGTATCTTGAAGATGTTGTATTGGGATAGATGGAATGCGGATGAAATAAAAAGCCAAAGTATAGCAGAGATAGTATGCGATTTTGTATGGGCTTCTGGGGCACATGGTATTAAAGTACCGCAGGATTTGGTTGGTGTGATTCCTGATGGCATTGTCGGACCTAAGACACTTGCCGCAGTTAATTCCCGTAATCCCCGTGAACTGTTTGATCAGATCAAGATTGCACGGTTTGATTTCATCGAGGATATATGCCGGAAACGCCCAGCAAACAACAAGTTCAAACGTGGTTGGATGAACCGTATCAACGATATAAAATTTGAGGGATGAGACAAAGGATCTATATATGGATTGCGATAGCGATAGCATTGCTATTGGTACTTATTTAAATACAATAATATGAAATGGCTTCCTTATATATTAATAATTGTACTCGCTTTCGGTTTAGGATGGTTTGTAAAGCCATCCCCCGAAGCAGTTATAGAGGAAAGAACGGATACGGTGTTCAGTACAAGTATCATTATAAAGAGAGATACTGTAAAGTATTATCTTCCTTCTCCAATACTGTGTTGGCATGATGGTGATACAATCCATGTAGGAGGCACTGTTCTTCCTGTTGAGCAGAAGATATACAGAGATAGTGATTACATCGCTTATGTGAGTGGTTACAGACCTAACCTAGATAGTATCTATGTTTGCTCTAAAACACAGACAGTAACAAACGATATCTATCACACGGTGAAGATAAGACCTAGAAGATGGGGTCTGGGGATAACAGCCGGTTATGGATTTGGCAAGGATGGCTTTTGTCCTGCGGTTATCGCAGGAATAAGTTATAGAATATGGTAATCAACAGAAAGGAGGTAAAAAGATGAAATAGCAACATCAAGTATTATCCGCCACAGGTAGAAGTGTGGCATATAATAGAAAAGCTCATTTAATAAAAGTAATTCTTTCAGGGGCTTAGAATCAAAAAAAAGCCCCCAACGTTCAAATAATTATTGCCACATAAAAATTTGAAAAAGCATAAGACACCGTACGTTGGAGGCTTAATATCTTCAACACGGTATCTTATGCTTTGTTTATGTATATATCAAGTTTTTTTATGTGGCATGGCAAAGATAAGAATAAAAAATCAGAAAAAACATGTGCAAGTCAGAAATTTTTGCCAAAATAATAGCTCTTGTTTCTAAAGGAACAGAAATACCTACCGAATTAATAGTAAGTGACAACCGTGTCACAGAGATTGTTAACGCTAGATATATCCTTGTATATATTCTATACGAAAAAGGATTTTATCCATCTCAGATTTCTTCTCTCATTCATAAAACTAAGCGTTCAGTAAACTATATGATATCAAATTTTCATATACGTCTAAAAAGTGAAAAAATGATGAGAATATATTGGGATAATATAAAGAATTTGTTGGGAAACAACTGATTTTACATGAGTTACAACATATGTACTTTTGCATACGGTCAATTTTGACCGGGATACAAAATACAAATACTTATGGAACGAACTTATGTTTTTGGAGATCCGTCAGGTAATGGAGGTGCTGCTAATAATCTGCTTGCCTCCATCCTTCCGTCTTTGCAAAACCGTGGCATTGACACAGGCTATCTGATGGGGTTACTTGGCAACGGTAACGGCAATGGTGGTTTCTTTGGTAACAATGGCGGTTTTCAGGACATCATCGCATTGATTGTGATTGCAGCCATCTTCGGTAACGGAAACTTTGGATTCGGTGGCAACAACAATAAGGGTGCCGATGAAGGAAGAGAAATGATCATGCAGACACTTAACCGAAACGGTGTAGACATTGCATCATTAGCCCAAGCAGTGAACACCTCTTCAGACCAAATCCTTGCCGGTATTAACTCTGTATCACAGGCAATCTGCGGTCTCGGTAGTCAAATGGGTCAGAACACCAACAGTATCCTGACTGCGATTATGCAAGGTAACAACGCTCTGACATCTCAGATTTGTAGCTGTTGCTGCGATATGAAACAGCTTGTAACTACACAAGGATACGAGAGCCAGCTTGCAATGTGCAACCAAACTAACGCATTAATCAACACTGCTAACCAAAACACATTGTCATTGCGTGACGGTGCTACTGCCAACACGAATGCTATCCTTGCCAAACTTGATGCAATTCAAAATCAGGCATTGCAGGACAAGATCGCATCTCTTACTGCGGAAAAGGCTACTTTAACAGCCGAAATATCCCAGCGTAATCAGAACGCCACTATCCTGAGTGCAGTAGGACAACAGATTGCTCCTTTGGCAGCCGGATTGCAAAGCCTGCAATCGGACGTCGATGGTATTAAATGCCGCATGCCACAAACCGTGCCGGTGCAATACCCTAACATCGTTGGCGTAAATCTTGACACATACAGAGCTGCTGCTTTTGGAGCCTATGCCGGTGATGCTGCATACGGACGTAGTGGATGTGGTTGCAACAACTACTGGGGTTAATCCGGTAAGAAAGGAGGTAGATATGTGGCCTAACTTTTTTACAGGATTCCCATCCCTATTCCCATCAATCGGAAGAACAAATTTCAACACTCTTCCTACGGTGGCTGTAACAGTCGGCACGGAGAATGTTATTTTGGAACTTCCTAACCACGCATTCCGTAACAGGGATTATGTTGGAGGATTCTATATCAGCCTCCGTCAGGCTATACCTGCCGGCACGACTGCTACACTTCCGATATTGATAGGAACTAATGGGGACACAAGACCGTTGATGGCTTATAACAATGAGCCTGTGACTGTTGCAAACTTGGCTGGAACCGGCATCTATGAGATTCATTATAACAAGTACACCAACGAATTGTATCTTGTTAATGGAGGGTACAGACCGACAACGGCTCCGGCTCCTACAGTAGAAACCGCTTCTTTACGGAGCAAGTAATAATTAACATGGAGTTTTGTGGTGGTTCCCAAAATGGGAATAACCACACTCCTTAAAATTAAACAATCATGTTTCAGAACTTACGAGTAAACAGTACATTATATCTTCTTCATAGAGGTGCAAATCCAAGTTTGGAATGTGGGCAGGTCGTTAATGTAAGCCCCATAAAAACCATATATAAGACTGTTCCCAACATGCCTTATCCACAGCCGGTACAGGTTATTGATTTTGTCGTGAATATAAACGGACAGAATGTCAATTTGCAAGAGATACCGGCTAATGCCAATATTGCCGATGATATTAAGACAGGGATGCTGATTACAGGGTCAAGAGACGAAATGAATACAGAGGTCCTTACCATGAAGCAGAAAAGTGAGGATGTCCTAAAAAGTGTGGAATATCATCAGAACTTTCTTAGGGTATGTGACCAGATGCTTGCCATGCTGAACCCTGAATTTGCAGCCAAGCAACAGCAGGAGCAGGAAATATCCGCATTGAAAGGGCAAATGTCCAATATGGATAAGAACATGCAGGAAATGAGCAAAAATATGGCTGACCTCATTGCACAGAATCAGAAGTTAATGGAACAGCTCGGAGTGGTTGAAGCATCTAAAAACAAGAAATGATTATGGGAATGTGGGAAATATTAGAAGAAGGGCGTGACGATTACGGACGCGGCTTCGGTATGAGAGGTGACGAAGTGGAGGAAGCCTACAAGGAAGGCTGCCGCAAAGGTTACGAAAAAGCCATGAGAGAGATGCGCGGAGAGATGGGTTTCCGTGATGGTGGGAGAAGTTATTCAGGTGGTGGAAGCTCATCCGGCATGGATGAACGCAGATACCCCGGATACTTTCCTGAATATCCGCGTATGGATGACATGGGCGAACGCAGACGCAGACGCGCTAACGGTGAGTTTTATTAATGGTGGAGGGGTGGAATGCCCCTCTTTTTAAATAAAGGTTATGGAACAGAGATTGGATACATACAGCAGATTTCCATCGGGCATGAGGGAATATCTGGAAGCATACGGCTTTCATTTCAGCAAGAAACTTTATGAATGGGCCGTTTCAAAAATGAAGGTGAAAGACGAAGCCACGGGCAAAGAGAAAAAGCTGGAGCCGTGGAGCAAAGATGAAGTGGACGATATGCTGAAAGCGAACGGAATTACTATCGAGCACGACAAGGGTTATGACGTTGCTTATGTCGCAAACATGCTGAAAGCGGATTTCTATAAAAAATCATTGGTTGACGAGGCACACTTGTGCAAGCATATAAAATGCTACCTTGATGATATTGATGGCGATCCTTGCAGGGCGTTTGACGAGTTCTTTGCCACCTGTATAGGTAAAGGGATTCCTGTAATCTGGTCGGATGTGATATGATTGTTCAGGAGTTCTACATACCGAAATATGGAGACTGGCACGTCAAAGTGTATTATGCGGTACACACCTATTGGGCGGATCGGATTATTATGGACCTGTACCGTATAGGATGCAGGGGGGATTCCCTCAAGCGTGCGTATCGCAATCTGACCGAAGGCAGAATGAATACCGGTCTAACCTATTCGGACTACAGGAAAAGAGAGACAGTAATGGTTATCTCACTAACCTCTACCCCCGAAGAGTTTCAAAATTCGTGGGACCACGAAAAAGGTCATTTGTGCCGGCATATCTCCAAGGCTTTCGGGATTGATCCTTATGGAGAGGAAGCGCAATATCTCAGTGGATATGTCGGTCAAAAGATGTTCCCTGTAGCCAAAAAGTTCTTATGTGAACATTGCAGAAAGGGAATGGAAAAATAATAATCGAACAGAAGCGTTCTTTGACTTGTTGGAATTACCGTTTTTACAAAATAGTCGTGAAATTATATACATAAATCCAATAAAATTATATATCTTAATTATATGATATTATTGGAATAACAAATACTTTATTCTATCTTTGAGCCGAATTTTAAATTATAGATGGAAATGGAACAAGAAAACAACAATGCGATTCTTTCTTTTGAAGACTTTAAAAACCAAAACGGCATCGTTTATTGGTGGGCCTCAGAAGTAATGGTTATGCTTGGATATAATGATATGAAAGCATTTTGTAAAGTTCTTGACCGCGCGACAAAGGCTTTTGTTTCGCTCAACATTCCTCATTATGAAAATATAATAGCTGTGAAACGCAATAATAATGGTGTTGAGTTCCAAGACTTCAAACTTACACGTTTTGCGTGTTATCTTGCTGCTATGAATGGCGATCCAAAGAAGCCAGAAGTAGCATTGGCGCAAGCTTATTTCGCACAGCAAACACGAAAATTTGAATTATACATTGAAAACAATCAGGAAATAGACCGCGTGCTAATACGTGAAGAACTTGCAGATGGAAACAAATCTCTCGCTTCAACAGCAAAAGCCGCAAATGTTACTGATTATGCAAAGTTTCAAAATGCAGGTTATCTGGGTATGTATAATATGGAATCGTGGAAGCTTGAAAAGAAACGTGGCGTTAAAAAAGGAAAGCTATTTGACAGAATGAGCCGTACCGAACTTGCTGCCAATCTATTCCGTGTTACCCAAACCGAAGAGCTTATAAAGAGTAAACAAATATCTGGACAAGCTAATTTAGAACAAACACACTATACTGTTGGAAGACAAGTCCGAAATATAGTAGAACAAAATACTGGGCGCAAACCTGAACAGTTGCCACAAGAAAAAGAATTGCCTATAATTAAAAAAGCTCTTAAAATGACAGCAAAGGAAATGAAAAAGATTGATAAATAATTTTTTCGAATTGTAGTTTTGTTCTGCAATCTAAAGGTGCAAAAAAAGATACCCCCCATACATCTACACTAGTGAGCTACGGTCAACGTAGCCTTTCAATGTATCAAGGGCTATCTTCATGGCGCAAAGATAAAATTAAATATTCAAAAACGCAAAATAAAGTAACTATTTAGCATTAAGCGGTAATCCCCAACGGGTTTTACCGCTTTTTTTATGTTAACAGAATATGGAAGAAGATAAGTTGAACATATTGCTTGAACATGCTGATGATGTGCCTCACTGGTATTTCTGTCGTTTACTTGCTGTGATGCGATGGAACGTATAGAGAGGTTCATTTATAGACTGATACCCTTTGTCGTGTTGGCAAGGGTGATATCGTTGTGCCTGTAATGAAAGGCACTCCACTTGCAATAAGTAAAGTGCCTTTTGATTTGAACGTTGGTCGAAACCTCAACGTGTGTCTATACTAACATGTGGCAATATTCATAATCCAATACTATTTCTCGGATATCCTATTTATTTCTTTGTAGATACATTGCAGTGTAACCACATCGTTTTTGAACTCATCTATGGTATTACAGTCTATCAGTGTGGCATAATTGAAAAGCACACGTGCTATATCATCCGCAAGTTGCTTGGGTGATTGCCACTCGTTAAAATACTTAGTAAGTGAAGTAAAATCGTATTCTTTCTTGTTTTCGTTATTTGTTTCCATACTTCTAAAAATTAACAATGTTGCGTTTTTGGGTGTGAAAGTTATGCACTCCATGTCAATGAAGTGCTATAATCATACACTATGTTTGATTGATTATACTATTCTCGCAAGTTTTCCGTCAGACGGTTTACCACCAAACAGGTGATTGATGTAAGCCAAACCTTTCTGCGTGCAAAGCACTACCATTACTATAAATCCAGGGTGATTTTCACGTGGGACGGGCTTTTCTTTCATCTCGAAATATCCTGCATCAATGTATTTTTGTTTTGGTTCATTGCGATTGGCAAAGAATACTCCCAACTCTCTTAACTTCTTAAAAAGAGTGTTTCTTCCGAAAGGTAGCCCGAGTATCTTTGCTGCCTGTCCTATGTCGCACTTTCCTTCCATCGCAAAGGCTTTGTCAGCAAAGTCGGCTTTGGGCTGGAGTTTCTCTATTTGTTTCTGCTGCTTTTCATTCTCCAAAGCCAAGCGTTCTTTCTCTTCTTCGGCTTGAACCACCATTAAGGCAAGTTCTTTTCGGGAAAGCTCGTGCTTGTTTTCCTCACATGCGATAAAGTATTTTCTCGCTTGCTTCCCACGCTCGTTATTCTCAATCATGGATAGTTCTTTTGCCATGCTGATTGAGAGAGCGTATTCGATTCGTGTCGTAGCTCCTATTTCTCGCTCCACAATTTCGGTGAATGATTGATAATCAACACCTTCAATAAAATCATAAGATTTAATACGGTCTTTAATCCACGTTGAAAAATCTCTTTTACTTTCAAGAAAAGCATGTAAATCACGTGCATTAACGGCTTTCTTACCGTTGTTATCACTAATAGGAATCAGTTCATTCGTTGTGTTAAGCATATTTATAACGAATATGATAAAAAGAAACCCTCCGTAGGTGTGCTTAACACAACATACGCAGGGCATAGAAGTTGCAGATTGTTTCCTTTCTGCCACCTTAGAGGGTTTCCCAATATCTTGTACAAAATGTATTCGCTTTATTTTGCCCAAGAATTATTATGTTGTATTAAGCACTGCAAAGTAACGCATAATTTTTGTAACGGCAAAACTTTACTGTATGTTTTTTACATAAAAAAGCCACGATAGGGTTTACCGTGGCTTTATAGATTAATTTTATTAACTCCAATTACTCCAATATCATTCTCGCATGTTCCATCATATTAGGAACTTCATTTGAAATACTCTTAGATGTAGCGTCTTTTGGTGCGTACATTACTTGTATCATTCCGCTCTGAACCGTAAGAGCAACCATCATATCCCACTTGCCAGACATACCGTTTACGAAAATAAACATGTCTTTATCATTATTCATTGTAGCAGGAGCATATCTTTCCAACAGAAAATCCATAATATCATCTGTGTATTTATATTGCAATCCAAATCCACAAGCGTTCATCTTACCGTTTTTGAATGTGTATATGATAGCAACACCATCCTTACTATCCTTATATCCCAAGGACGTAGCATTATCAGTTACAAGTTCCCTTTTCTCCTTAGCCTTTATATCAGCCTTATTTGCTCCAAAGTCCAACACAGGTTCAACAAATGTATTATATTTCGGTTTCACTTCTACGGCACACTTTACAGTTTCAGCACCATTGGAAGCTACAATAAAAGTTTTTCCAACATGACCGCCTTCAACAATACCGTTACTACTAACCTTCGCCACAAACTCATCCTCTGAACTCCATGTAACATTATCGGAAGCGATTAACTTAATCTCATCCTCATAATACAATGAAATTTCCGACTTATCCAGTGACAAGCTGTTTTCATCATCATCCGAACAAGCGGTAAACACCAACATAGGCAACATTGCCAGTAAAAACAAAATTTTCTTCATGATTATATAACTTTTTATTAAAACGCTGCAAAATTAATAAACTAATATATAATAATTAAGTCTCGTGTCAAGAAAAAGAATATGCTATATAACACAAAAATCCCCACCAAAATAATTCGGTGGGGAAAATCTTATTTGATAACGCCAAATTCTTTTAGCATTTTTCTACTTATAGTAGGACTTTCTTTTACAGTCTCAATAATCTGCTTCATCAATTCGCTTTTGTTATTGATATTTCCTCTATAAGTATTCCTGTTGAATTTATCCCTTTTAGCTCTTATAAGATTGGTACAGTTGACAAATGAATCGTATAACAGAAATGGACACTGTTTTACCGTTATGGGCAAATAATAATCAGTCAGAATATCAGGGAGATTACGGTTTATTTTAGAATTTATTACCAGACCTCCTATTATATCTCCGTTTTCATCAAAGCCAAGTACTACGAAGAATTTATCACGTGTATTGTCTCCGTTCTTTGGGGTTATGCCATTACTACCGTCAAGTGCAAGCATATAAACATCTCCAACTTTTATATTGTTTTGTATGAGCTTGTCCCCCAAGTCACCAAGAAGATCTCCTATGTTTGTCATAATAATGCGGATTCTATGGAAAGATTTTCTTTAATATAATCCAACATATCGTTGGTAGCCATTCCGTCTTTTGCCATACCTAAAACGTCCATTACTTTTTTCCCAGAATTACTATAAGCTCTGTTCCATTCTTCTCCATGTGATTTTTCTCTTAACTCCCCATATGGCAAATAGGCGTTTTTTTCTATTGACTTGTCGATTTCCTCGATATCGGCTTTTGACAGGTAATCCAAATCAGCCTCCCTTTTTGCAGTCAGCATATAATACGCATCACAGTCACCCTTTGATACGCTTCCGTCTATCATGGCCTTAAGTTCTTTGTCGCAATAACAATCATTCTTGATGCAGTTATATAGAATAGAAGGAACCGGGCCGTCAGGCAAAGCACAAAATTCATCAGTAGTCATGCGGAAACCATACTTTGCCAGATATGAAATATTTGCAAAATATATCACTTTGAATACGTGATAATAATCCAATCCTTTTGTCTTGTTTAGAATATACAAAACAATTTCGGTCAGCTTTTGTTTGTCAAATTTTGTCATATTCTTCTTAATTATTTGGAACAAAAATAGCATAACTTTTTGATATATCGTTTATAAATCAGTAATTCGTTTCACAAAATATGTTTTAAAGCATACTTTGAATATATTCAGTGCGTCTATTAATCTTAGTCCGTAGGGCAGTTAGGCGATTTCGGGTAAAGGGCAGCCCGGTCTTTGTCAAAATACCCCTTGCGTTCAATCGTTCAACTACCTTGTCAATGTCTTGCGGAGTATTGCAGCCTTCCAACATGGCGGCTATCATATTGTTCTTTTCATCGTTCATCGCTTCCTTTCTTCTCTTTTCCCCGTTCACTTTACCGCCTTTTGCCTGTCCGGTTGTTGTGCCGCCCAAAGAGGTACACCAGTTGCCCGATTTAGAGTAAAATCCGCCTTCTTCCGCTATCTTTTGCTTGCGTGCTGAGAGTGCCGCCTTTGTCCTTTGCTTTATGTTATTCCGCTCTATTTCTGCAAATGTCGCCATCATTGCAAGCTGCAATTTGGTCATAGGGGTTAGGTCTGTACAATCAACGTCAAGCCCGACATTGGCGACTATAAGACGTATTTTTCTTGCCATGAAGAAGTTGGAAATAATATCACTAAGTTCGACTATTCCACCACGTGTAAGACGCGAAACCTCTGATATAATCAGCGTATCGCCTGCCTCAAGTCTTGAAAGCAATTCAGATAGGTTTCTTCTTTTGTACGAAACAGCTCCGCATATTGCTTCATCAGAAATAATTTCGTCAATATTTAAGTGTTTTGACTCTGCGCATCTTGTTATGATATTAATCTGGCTCTGCGCATCTTGTTTGTCAGTTGAAAAGCGGTGATAAGCATAAATCTTTCCCATAATTCGTTGTTTTATATGTTAGTAATCAAGTTCATTTAAAAGTCTTGTGTATTTGTTCACACTATCTCTATATGATTCAAATAACGGACAATTATAATAGCTAATTTTAGCCATTTCATTTCCGGTTTCGGACAATCTTTCAACATAGTAATTTAATGCGAAAGAATACTTTTTCTTTAGTTCATTATCATTATGTTGTTTATCGAAGTATTCACTACATGATGATAGGCTTAATGATAATAAAGCCAAAATTGCAATTCGTTTCATAATTCAATCATTTAATTGTTAGTAATAGTTCCGCCCGTGGAACTTGCACCACTTGCAAGGCTTCAAACCTTTGGCGGATAATTCGGTTTAAAAACCGTTATTTCCTGTCATTTCCTTCATGCAACCCACTACGAGCCACACAATAACGCATATAAAAAACATAGTCATTCCTCCTTTATTTAATTATTCGTTTTTAATATCCTTTTTCCACAATCCCGGCAGCCGTATTACTGCCGGGGTGTCATAAGATGATATGTTGGCAAAGCCCCAACAATGTATCTATGCTAATTGTGGCAATATATTTTTATTGAATTTTGTATTTGCACATTCCAATGTTAACCTTGTTCGATTCTTCCAGTTTGTGAATGTCCCAACGTAACAGTATCATATTTCTACGTCTGTATGCACCGCCTTTACCCGCATTGTTATAATACGCTTGTAACTCCCTTTTAAGCATTATGATCGTTTCGCTATTCATATTATTATTATTTATCTGATTCATCATTTTTGTTTATAAATTCGCGTAGCTTATCCCTGTCGGTGCCGGAAATGAATATCACAGCACCGAATAACAAAACCAACAAAACCATATTCAGCTAATTAAATGACCGTCTTTAATCGACCGTTACCATCCGTAAACCCGTTAAGTATTTCCGCCTCTTTTTCAGCTTCTTCCTTAGTCGGATAGCATTCTATTATACAGTTGTCCAAATTATCTAATATTCCGTAATATCCAAGATTTAACGGTTTGTCCTTGACGGTGTAACGCTTTCCCTTTACTTTCTTCTCATAAAATTCTACGCCCTCAGCAAGCGGGGTATAATGTGATGAAACACTAAGCGTGCCCGATTCTAGTTTGCAATCAAACTCAATTATACCGGGTAAATCGTTTTTTAAACTGCTTTCCACGCTTACACCGTCATAAGTTACACCATATTTTCGCTCCTTATCTGTGTATACGTTGAAAACATCGCCCGGCTGTATGTCTGCACGCACTTTCGCGCTGGTTATGATTCCCGCGCCTTCAATATCGTAATAGCGCACGCCGTTAAAGTTGTCCGTTTCGGTTAAATGGATATTACCTAACTTCTCCGGTTGTTTCGTTTCTTCCTCTAATTCCGGGATATATATTTCTTCAGGAAGCGCCGGAAGTTCTTCCACGGCTTCCACCTTTTCGGAAGCCATCAGGTTGCGCACTTCGTCCGCTTTCTTCTTACTGAATATCCATCCGGCACGCTTTTCCCCGTTGTAGTTTAAAGCCGGGTTAAAGCGTCCGCCTAATTCCTTTAATTGCTCTTTGATAGCCTTCGTATCGCCAAACACCGCAATAGCTTTTTCGGAATAATCCACCATTTCCAGATCTTCAACCGTCACGGCTTCCACTTCTTTGGCTTCCTCAACCTTTTCAGGCTTAACGCTGCTTTTCTTTGCCTTCGGCTCTATAACCTTATATTCGTCGCTAACTTTGATTTTCAAATAAAAATTAGTATCGTAATAATCTTGCATACCGTCGCTATCATCGTAACGGAAAGAATTTGCATACGTTGTAACAGCGTCCAACACCTTGAACATTTCCGGCGTTAACTCATTTTCCCAGCCTTTTACGGTTGACATTGTAGACATATAACCACGTTCCGCGCTTCTTGATCCTGCAACAAAAGGAACACAAGGGCCGGATTTTAATTCGATATACATTGAATCAGTGTACATGCTCCATTCAGAGCGAACAGAGAATTTAAAACCCGGGAAATTCTTCTTTGCATAAGACCTAACTTTTGCGGCGATTTCCTTTGTACTTAACTTGCTGTCATAATTTGAACCGGCCCAACCGTTTTGTGTGTAGAAATTCATTGCTTTCATAACTGTTATATTTAAATTGTTAATAATTCAAACTTACAGCGTGATTAATAGCCTACTAATACCAATACAGCCTATACACTCAATAGCTGTATATTATCGTAATATCAGTAAACCAAAAAAATAAATGGAAGAATATTTGCAATAATCAGAATAGAGAAGTACCTTTGCTCCGTGTGATGGAAGCAAGATACCTTAGTATTTCGATCCTTTGAGAGCTTTAACATTGCCGTGTTAAGGCTCTCTTTTTATTCCAACATTTAATAACACGCTTTTGGATGTCAACGTACATGCTTCGCTTTACGTTTACCCTTGTGAAAAGTAATCGGATATCTTGTGTTATCACTATGTGATATCCTTTCCTTTTCACAATACAAAGGTGCAAAAAAGTTACCATTCTACCAAATATTTACCTATTAAATTTGTAAATAAACATAAAAATATTGCATGTTAAATAACATACAATTAAAGCCTAATCAGTGCAATATTAAGCCCTTTTGCTTTCATCTTCACAATGTATCGCCTACACCTATTTGCCCTATATCTCCCTTATTAAAGCCGTATACAACGAATCAAACGAGCGTTGCAATGTGTTGCAGGTATACCCCCCCCCTCTATGCCAGTGCAGCCGTAAACATCCGCCCTCTCCCGATTTTTTTTATTTTTTTCTGAATTTTCACGCTTTTACAATGTTGTATTTTTTCATATACACAACTTAATTTGTTATGTAAAATAATATTATTTATCATTATATCGATATTCATGTTTTACGTTGATGCTTTCCTATTCAGATTGCTTTTATTCCCCTTTGATTATTTAAATAAACAAAGGGAGTGAGGTGTTCGCTGTGCTCACTCTTTCTTTATGTTACTTTCTTTCTATGGGTTTTGGATTAGACATTTTTCCTTTATTTATATAGGGTATGTCTAATATGCAATGATGTAGTACTATGCAATACAAGGCATACTTCAAGTATTCTTTTACTTTTAAGATTAAAAACTTAATGTTGAAACGGATTTAAATATATCATAGTGATAAATATTAAAGTAAAGCTTTAATATATGAATTTAATTAATTATATTTGCGTGTATTATAATATTATAATATGAATGACTATAAGTTTTATATGATGCGTTACGGTGAGCTTGGTGCCGGTTGGAAAGACTTGGAAACAGATTTTCTCGGTTTGAGGTATAAAGAATGTACAGGCCTTAATTCGTATGGAGAGCCTACAAATATGTATGCAGAGGATTTTGCCGAGACAAGCAAGGCTGAAGTGTATGTTTCCAGCACACCGGCATACAAGCAGACAACTATAAAACTGACATTGATATTCTTGGAGGATGATACCAAGGATGATAAGTCTTACCGTGACTTTATGGCTTTCATTACTGGTTCCAAGATTGCCTACCGTGATACAGCGAGAAAGAGAAAGGTTCTGATGTACCTTTCAGGAGCCACAGAGCCTAAAAGCGACACCCTTTACGGACAGAAATACAAGGAAGTGACGTTTACGTTCAAGAACGTTTACGGACATTCCTTCGGATATGACGAACAATTTCCTAACGAATAAAATTAAATTCTATATTGCTATGTTTTTAGAAACAGAGACCTTATCAGAAGCATTGTCTTTCGCCAAGCTGAAAGACTTGCCAAAGAAGTTCAATCCCGAACTGGGGCTTACTTGGATATTGGCTATCGCTCTTATCAAAAAAAAGAACCTCATGAATGCCTACGCCATTGTGGAGCAGAGGGCAGACGGACTTATCCAGTACAAGAAGACATTCGGACGGCTTTCTCCTATTGATGGGCTTATTTCCATCCATCCGTATATGTACGTAGATGAAGAAGCGTTGGGAATGGCTATGAAAGCAAACAGACGAACTATCGCCATGCACTATGCTGGCTATGCGGATGAAATCATTGACTCGGACGATGAAAAGTTCAAGGCGTACCAGTTGCAGTACGCAATGGATATGCAGAAGCTGAACATGAACCAAGAGAAACCTAGATTCGGGAAGTCTGTTGTGGAGGAAGCGGAGGAAACGGTTACTCCTGTGATTGAGGAAAAATTAAAAGAGAACGAAACCATTGCTACCATTCAAGATGAGGGAGAGTGTATTATCGAGGTTGAGGATGCCAAGACGGCTTTCAGACCGAAGAGAGGTAGAAATGCTAAGACGGAGGAATAGGTATGGGCGCATTTATAGCAAGACAACCTAACGGGTTACTTTGCCGTTGGAGTAGTGTGGTTGATAATATCACTCATTACAATATGAGCGATGAAGATTATATCGAATATTGTGCCGAGTGTGCGAGAAAGGAAGCAAGGTTAGAATTGAGAAACTCTTGTTTTGTCAGACCGTTCTCTGAGATTCTTGAAAAACGAGATGGAGACTTGGTGCTTCAATGTATTGTAGTAATTGAAAATCAGCAAGATTACACCAAAGAGGAAGTCGTTAAAGCTAAAAATGAAATGAATCGTCTGAAAGCCGAGTTTGATAAGTATGTCAAGGAAATGAGTGAAAGGGTGGAGGAATAAACATGAAAAATACAACAAGAACCTATTTTATCGCCAAATGCGGTAATAAATACCTGTATGAATGGTCTGAACCTCAATTTACATCTTATACGTGGTATGATACTCCTACTAAATTCAACACAAAAGAGGAATGTTTGCAAGCCGCAGGTTCTGCCATGCGAAATTCAGAGAAGACGAATGAACGTGTAGTAATTAAAGAGTTAAGAGAAACGATAACTACTGATGTTGTAAACGAAGAAATATTGTAATTATGGAAAAGAACAAGAAACAAAAAGGATTTGAGTTCATCATCAAAAAAAGTGATGTGTTGGAGAGAGAAAACTTCGGCTCGTTTGAGATTGTAATCACGAAAGGATATGCCTGTTTTAAGAACTACACAGGATTCCGGGTGTTCACTACTCCATACGCAGTAGGATTGGACGGTGTGGCGCATGAAACATCCCTCTATGCATGGTTGAAGTATATGGTGGACTTCAAGAAATCCATCAAAGGCAAGGAGAATGAAATGTTCGGGGAAACTACTTCCACCAACAAGGAGTTCTTGGACGGTATGAAAGTGCTTACAGAAACCAACCTTGTGAAGCCTATGACCGTGTTTACTGACATAAATGAAGCGCAGAAAGAGGCTGAAAACTACATGAAGTGGATGGAAGGTCAGATGAAAGATTTAAATAAAGCTATGAACACTACGCCACCCGAAGAAGACTTGAAAGCTAATGCGGAATTTGAACAGAAGGCTATCATGGCAGAAGAAGCGAAAGAGATGTTTGACGATGGAACTGAAACCGAGAAAGGACAGGTATAACCCGGACAATGTATATCACATCTACATAAAGATGGAACGGCATCCCGGTGTGAAATGGGTGTCATTCAAGGACAAGCAGACCGGAGAAGTGACAAAGGGGCTTTTTATTCCCGATGTAGAAACAGGGTGTATTAAGGTGAGAAACGGTAATATGTTTCTTAGCTTTAAGGCGATACCCGTAAAAGGATGCATAAATACCCATGTGATAATACCGAATGTTTCAAAAGGTGTAGATTGTAATTTGGGTAAATGTGGGAAAAAGGAAGTGGATTTCAGAAAGGCTACTATTGGCAGTATGTATGTTATGGGTGAAATACTTAATGAAGACCAAAAGAAAATAATAGAAAAGTATGTCAGAAAAAGAGGATTTCTTAAAATCGGACGTTGTAAAAAAAGTTGAACGTATCGTCTGCGATTGCGTAAATAAAGTATTCTGTAAGGACAAATATTCGCCTATATCTCCATTGTCTTTATACGAAGGGAAGACAAATATACCGTTCGTAAAGAGAATGGCGAGAGCGGCTGTGTTTGTGACTGCGCATGACCGATTTGGGGTATCGTACAGTGCGCTAGAAAAGCATTCTCATATTCATGCACGTAACATTATACGATCTGTAAAGACTTATAAGAGCATTCCTGATTCAGACAATGCCGTAATGATGATAAAAGAACTTATAGAAGTTGAACTAAAAAAATTTCCAATTTTATGAGTGATTTGCTTGCTTTTAAACGTAATGCCATCATGCTCGGTCTTTGCACTGGGTATAAAAATAAATGGGACGCAGCGACAAGTAAGGAAGCGTTAATGGATATGGCGTTGGATTCAAACGGTGTGGAGCTGTTGGCAGATGCTCATAGCTTTGGATTCGGTATGGATATTCAGTATATGAAACGGACGTTTTCTGACTATATAAACGGTAAATGGAAGAGGAGCAAGGACGGATATACTTCGTGCATGTACGTGGACTTTAATGGGCAAATAGAACAGGATTGTACAATTACAATGGTGCTTGCTTCAAAGGTTGAGTTCCATGTTCCGAAAGGGAGCGTTTGCAAGCTGTATGTGGGTGCAGAATCTACTGTTAACATTACCGGAGAAGGTATCTGCTATGTGTACTCATACGGTCACAATGAAGTGACCGGCAGGTTTAAGTCAATGAATTGTATACCTAAGTCCGAATGGGCTAAATAAGTAAATAGTATGAAAGTACCAATAGATAATATGACTTTCGCTGAAAGTGAATACCAAAGAGGCAATAAGATATGGAATGCTCAAACACTTTATAATTTCGCGAAAGCAAAGGAATACCCTGTACGTGATATGCCATTGTGGAATATAGACCTGACTGTTGAACCATTTGAGTGTAGTCAGCTTCATAGCTTCATCTTTCAATGCAAACGTGTTCGTGATTGTTCTTTAGACTACCCTATTATATTGGATGAAGTAGGACAAATAGCAGACGGATACCATAGATTATGCAAAGCTATCTTGGAAGGTAGAAAAACGATAAAGGCTATCAGGCTGCTGGAAATGCCGGCACCTGATAGAATTGAAAATTAATATTTTATGACCGAAGAAAAACAAATACAAGATAGTATAGAACTACTTGAACAAAATGCTTTGCCAATTCCTGATGATGGCGATATGGTTGAACAAATACCATTGTTCAGTTCGTCCGATATGCAGTCAGTCATTGAGGACGGGAAGAAGAAGCCGCCTATCCATAGGTTGTGGGGTGATTTTTGGTGGGAGAACGAGCTTGTTTTCTTGTTCGCTGACAGTGGTATTGGTAAGTCTATTCTTGCCACACAGATAGCCTACGAGATTGCTAAAGGGAAGAGCGAATGTACAGAAGTGGAGATGCCACCGCAAGCCGTGTTGTACTTCGATTTTGAGCTTTCGGACAGGCAGCTTGCAAGACGGTATAAAAATGCCAAGTTCCCTAAAAATCTTGTCAGATGCACCATATCTGATAACGTGGATAGCGAAGAGTTCAGCATGAACGTAATTGAAGGGATAAAGGATAAATTGCTTGACACGAAAGCAAAGATTATGATACTAGACAATCTTTCATATCTATCCACCCAGACAGCGGAAGCAGAGTATGCCGGAGTTATTATGGACGGTCTCACTAGATTGAAGCGTGAGCTAAAAATCAGTATCATGGTGATAGCACATACGCCTAAGATTGAGGAATGGAAGCCCTTGTCTAAAACCAATATGGCAGGAAGTAAGATATTGTCTAACTTTGCAGACGGGGTATTTGCCATAGGACGTACAAGGAATGGAGGACGCTATCTAAAACTACTAAAAACTCGCATGGTGAGTGAACCGGATGAGAAGTCGCTCCTGCCCTACTTCAATATTATTTCGGAGCCTTACCTTCATTTTGAAAAAGTTGGTGATGAAACGGAAAAGAAATTACTTATGGGAAAACCTGCAAAAGATTTTTTCACTTCTATTTGGGATAGAGATACGACATCCCCTATTCCTCTGAATGAGCTGGTCAAACTAATTATATCTAAGGATAATTCTAAGAATACTATAAAGGCTAAAGACGGAAATGCTCGAAAACGTATTGACCGTGCTATAAGATACGGCTCTTTAAGGAAAGACGAATTGAAGAATGTTTTTCTGAAAACAGAAGATTGATTGTCAATTATCCACAAACTGTAATTTCAAACAAGTTAAAGGACTCTGGAAAAGCCATAAGATTGGGTAAAATATTGTGGCTTTCCCAGTAGTTATAAGGGCTCGCATTTGAATCCCTAAATTTTTAGTTTAGAAGTAGTTAACATTTATATTCATTTCTTTTTAAGTATTTCAACACATTCCTTTATCCCATCATCGAAACCCTGTTTA